AAGAAATGGCGAAATACTGTCTCCAAGACACACGTATTACTACTGAGGTTTTCTTACGCCTTAGTTCTAGGATGCGCGAGATTGGTTTCACCGAAGTCGGCTGTTCGCTTGAGCACCGCGCTTGGGCGATTATTAGACAGCAGCGAAGAAATGGATTTGCTTTTGACGTACGCCGGGCTGGCGAACTCTTCGCTGAAATAAGAAGTCAGCAAGAGAAATTAAAGGAGAAGATTTATGCACGATTCCCTCCCATACTTACTTGCGTTGGGGAGTTTAGAAACGCTTACAAAAGAGATGGAAGCTTTACAGCAAACTATAGAAAACACGAAGCAAGATATCCCAAACTTGAGCTCACAGGAGAAGGAGGATATCGAGTATTTGATTGGGTTGAGTTTAACCTTGGAAGTCCGGCTCAACGAATTGCGAAACTTACTGCACTCGGCTGGGAGCCGCGAGAGTTCACACCAAAGACGGACAAGGGAGGTGGTGGAAACCCTAAGGCAACTGACAACGGAGAACTCGTCCCGTCCTTACAAGAGTTCGTCGAAGAAAGCGGTATCGAAGAAGTCTCCCTGATTGCCCAATGGATGGCGTTGCAGGGTAGAGCTAACGCCGTAGGAAATTGGATAGATTTGTATAATGAAAAAACCGGATGTATCCACGGGAATTTATGGCTGGCTTCTTCTTTGCGATATCGTCACGACAAGCCTAATACTGCTAATATTCCTTCTGTACGGGTAGATGACAATGAAAAGCCTATTCTTGGCGTTGCTGGATATTATACGTACGAAGCGAGGGACCTATGGGTTCACCGACCAGGAAATCGTATGCTGGTTGGAGTTGACGCTAAGTCAATGCAAATGCGGAACCTCGCCCACTGGCTTAATGACGACGCTTTCACCAAGGCTGTTCTCGCTGCTGACCCGCACTCGGTTAATCGAGACAACTGGGGACTTACTCCTGATAATGCCGGAAGAAGACTTGCTAAGACTCTCTACTACGCAATTGTCATGGGTGCAGGAGACGCTCGCGTCGCTTCAGAAGCAAAGATCAGTTTGAAAGAGGCTAAAGCCGCGAAGAAGCTCGTCTTTGATAAGGTCCCCGGTTTTCCAAAACTTCTGAACACACTTAAGAACGAACAACGTAGGACAGGCCGGATAAGTCTAATCGACGGCAGCAAAGTCGTAGTAAAGCATCCACATACGGTCATTCCTTACCTCCTACAAGGCGACGAGAGTCGTATTATGAAACTCGCCGCTATCTACATCGACGCGGCAGTTCGAAAAGAAGGTTTGGACGTTCTCAAGGTCGGAGACATTCACGATGAACACCAGTACGATTGTTTTGAGGGGGATTGCGATAGGTTTATTCATATTTGCCGCGATTGTTTTAAGCGGGCTGGTGAGTTCTTCAAGTACCGAGTACCAATGGATTGTGACGCAAAGGTAGGGAAGACATGGGCCGAAACGCACTAATTTTTTACTTGACAAAAGCTCAAAAGTAGTGTATAATGCTGGTAATGGTTGATAGGAATATTTAGTGATCTTCCGGAAGAAAAAGAATTACAAACCTTCTAAAGAAAAGAAAAAGCTTATAACAAAAAGTGGAAGGCGTCTAATCCAGCTTCCGGAATTTTATCAAGAAGCAAAGCACGAGCTTCCAAAAAAGGACTAGAGTTTAATTTAACAATTGAGGATATTGTTATTCCTGAAGTCTGTCCATATTTAAAAATTCCTATCAATACAGATAGAATGTATTCACCTTCTTTAGATAGAATTGACAATAACAAAGGCTACATCAAAGGTAATGTTGAAGTTATTTCATGGAAAGCAAATATTATGAAAAGTAATGCTTCTCCTGAAGAACTTGTAGAGTTTGCTAAAGCTATTCTAGAGAAATTTCAGAGAAAGGTTTAATAGAAATTGACTAAAAAGAAAACTACTACCAATGAATGCGACGGTTTTACCGTAGTCCTTTTGGGTGTTGCTGCAATTCTATCAGCCATAGGATTTGTAACAGTGATAAACGTTGCTTTCGATTTTGTGTCATCTGTACATTCTTCGCAGGAGCAGGTTGCTGATTTACAACAGCGAGTCGATCAGCTTGAACGACGCCAAGGCAATGTGTTTTACAGCGAACCCGTCACGGCTGTCGATGCTGCTAATCGGACTCACTATATTCCGGAGAATAACTAATGGCACAATTCAGTTACGTAACGGGGAAGACTTATTGGACGAAGGTCCTCGGTTCGCCTGTCCCCAACTACAACCGCGACGGAAATGAATGGACTTTTGATTTCGCTCCCGACGCCGACGGATTGAAGAAGATTAAGGAACTTGGGATTGAGCACAAACTCAAGAACAAAGACGACGAACGAGGGACGTTCATCCAGTTCAAGCAGCGGGAAATTCAGGCGAATGGCAAACCGAATTTTCCTATCACGGTCGTCGATGCGCGTGATCGTCGCTGGGACCCCGATATCAAAATTGGTAACGGAAGCACCGTCGAAGTCAAGTTCCGTGTTGTAGACTACGGTAAAGACAAGGCGAAGATTGCCCGTTATGGGGTCTATCCGGCGGCCATTCGAGTCCTTGAACTCCAACCATACGAACGACAGGAGTTCGCTCCGCTTCCGGAGGATAGTAAGTATCTAGATAACTTCGCAGAACCTGTCGAAGATTTCGAAGAAGGAGCCGTAGAGGGCGATCCCCTCGATGGATAATAAAGAGTTAATCCGATTTGTCGAGCATCAGTTCGGCAAGATTTTTAAACGCATTAGAGATTTAGAGGAAGGATTTGTAGTTATGGCAGAAGATTTCACAGGACTTTCGGCAGCAGTTGAGCGGGCAGTTTCCCTAATTAACGAGGCCGTCACCATTCTGAAGAACCCAGCGACTGACAATAACAATCAGTCGGTTATCGACGCTCTGACGCTTCGGCTGACGGGTGCGGCGGACGCTCTTGCGGGTGCCGAGCCTGCGGCTCCTGCGCCAGTGGCTGCTCCGGTTGAGGCCCCGGCCACTACTGACGCGGCTCCGAGCGATACGCCTCCGGCTGCTTAACTAGGTGGGGTGGGCGGCTGCCCCTGAACCCAACCAGCCGCCACAGTTTCGAGATTGCCGTTTGAGGGTCTATACGTCCAACTGACTGACCCGAGTAGAATTTATACCCTAGTTGGAGACGGGTTTCTCACGGCAACACAGTTTCGTCAGGCTTTTTCATCTCCTTTAGCCTGACCGGTGGCCGCTCGCATGACCGTTCCGAGAGATAAGAGCAGAGGTCGTTAAACTTACGCCGCCACCACCATTTTTAGAGGTAACGTTTGGAACAGAGAAGCGAAGAATGGTTTGCAAGTCGTAGGGGGAAAGTCACCGCTTCTCGTATAGCCGATATCCTTGCTACGATACGGAACGGTAACTATGCCGCCAGTAGAAAGAACTATGCAGCGCAATTGGTTACAGAACGACTAACAGGTAAGGACCCCGAACCTTACACCAACGAATACATTGAGTGGGGGGTTGAACAGGAAGGTCCGGCACGAGAAGCCTACGTCAGAAAGACGGGCAATGTCGTCACCGAGGTAGGTTTTGTTGAGCATCCGAATGTTCCTTCTGCCGGAGCTTCTCCCGACGGATTAGTCGGTGAAGACGGGCTGATAGAGATTAAGTGCCCTACACAGGCTACGCACATAGAGACTCTTCTGAACGAAGAGATTAACGACAGGTACATCAAGCAGATGATGTGGCAAATGGCTTGCACGGGGAGGAAGTGGTGTGACTTTGTCTCGTTCGATCCTCGTATGCCAGAAGACATGCAACTCTTCATTAAGAGAGTCCCGCGAGACGACGAAGAGATCGCCAGATTAGAAAACAGTATTCAAGAATTTCTCGACGAAGTCCATGTCACCGTCGAAAGTCTTACAGACAAGTATAGGAAACAGGATGAGTAATGAACGAAGATTTCTACCGTTACGTTGTTACGAAGTCGAGTACAATCAGTGGCTAGGGGCCGAACAAGTCAATCTGACTGACATCTTTACGGCTACCCATCACGAGACAGACGAACGAGGTATCACGAAGTTCTATTCAGACGTCAATGTCATTCGTGAATACCACATCCCTCTTGTTATGATTACGATTACCCCCGTTGACGAAGCAAACATCCCTCGATAAGTCCTGTCAAAAGGAAAAGGCAAGGGCTCGGCATCTAATGCAGAAGTACGGGCTGACTCTTATCCAGTATAACGAACTTCTTCGTAAACAGAAGAACTCGTGCGCCCTTTGTGAACGACACGAGTCAGAATTCAAGACTAGATTGGCAGTAGATCATAACCACATCTCAGGCGAGATCAGAGGACTTCTCTGCCAGTATTGCAATCACAGGGTTATAGGTCGTCATAGAGACGGGACCCTATTAAGAAAAATGGCCGATTACGTCGATGGAGGAACCGGATGGTTCGTTCCTAAGAAGAAAAGGCCGATTAAGAGGAAACCTAATGGACGAACCTAGACTGCTCGTCATTGACATAGAGACAGCGCCAGCCGAGTTATACGGTTGGGGTCCTTTGTATAATGCGAACTTCGGAGTAGATCAAGTAAAAGAGCATCCTTATATTCTCTGTATCGGATATAAATTCGTAGGAGAGAAAGAGGTTTACTGTGATACCAATTGGGACATGTCTCAGAAAGAGATGCTCAATCGGACGATAGAGTTAATAACCGAGGCCGATGCAGTCATAAGTAAGAACGGCATACGCTTCGACATTCCTTGGATTAGGGCAGAGATTGCTAGGTATAAACTCCAACCTCTTCCACAGTTGACCCACATCGACTTACAGAAAGTCGTAAAGAATTACTTCAAATTCCTTAGTAACAAGCTCGATTACATCGTCCGTTATCTCGGCATCGGCAAGAAAGTCGAACATGAGGGCTTCCCGTTGTGGAAGAAGGTAATGGACGGAGACAAAGACGCCCGGAGGAGGATGGTTGAGTATTGCAAGGGTGACGTCATTATCACCGAGAAAGCGTACAAACATCTACGTCCGTATATAGCAGATCATCCAATCCTACGAGCAATCGGTGCAGAAGTCTGCCCGACTTGCCACAGTAAGAACACCCAACGCCGGGGTAAGCGGTACACCCGGTACTTTGAAATTCAACGACACCAGTGTATGAACAGAAGGTGTCGGGCCTGGTTCTCAGGAAAGCGTAAGAAAGTAGCTTAAAAGTGAACGAATATCTCCGTGACGCATTGAGTGATTATTTTGAAGCTGGTGATTTTGCCGACTGTATCGGAGTTACCGTAGGAGATATCATCGACGCCTTCTCTGATGAAGTCGAAGCCGTTTTGGACGAATTAAAGGAGATTATTGAATGGATAGACGTAGAGGATACCGATGACTAAGCATTTCTTCTGGGGGATTTGGGAGGGCAACGACGGAGACGAGACTTGGAAAGTCCTTCACGAGCATTTCGAGAAACTAGCGAAGGAGGAAGGAATTGAGTTTGAAGCGAGCGAACGAAAAGCTAAACCTCGCCGTAAGCAGGACTGAGTTTACAAACGACGACCCGGCTCTTATCGGAACAGGCGCGATTAAGTATGACGGCGGCAAGCCGTGTACTTTCCGTGGCGTCGTTCAGTACTTCCCTAGAGCTGTTAACGCAGTTGCAGAGATTTCCACTTTCGGCGCTAAGAAATACGCTTGGGCCGGATGGGAAGGTGTCCCAGACGG